AGCCCGCCTTTGATGCAAACTTGGCTGAATACATGGACGAGGGTGAGCTTGAAAAGCTTGGCTCTGATTTGGTCGGTGAGGTTGAGTCTGACATCTCCTCAAGAAAAGACTGGGTGGACATGTATGTGAAGGGCCTAGAGGTTCTGGGCATGAAGTATGAAGAGCGCACCGAACCTTGGACGGGTGCCTGCGGGGTCTTCTCTACCCTCCTGACTGAAGCCGCAGTTCGCTTTCAGTCCGAGACCATCATTGAGACATTCCCCGCTCAAGGCCCCGTCAAGACGCAGATCATTGGCGCAGTTGATAAGTTGAAAGAAGAAGCTGCGGAGCGTGTGCGCACCGACATGAATTTCCAGTTGGTTGACGGAATGCCAGAGTACCGCCCGGAGCATGAGCGCATGCTTTTCAACTTGGGTCTGGCCGGGGCGGCTTTTAAGAAGGTCTACTTCGATCCCAGCCTCGGACGCCAGACTTCAATCTTCTGCCCCGCAGAGGACGTGATCATCCCTTATGGCTCCTCTGGAGCTCGAACCGCAGAGCGTGTAACGCATGTGATGCGCAAGACCAAGAACGATGTCCGCAAGCTTCAGGTCGCAGGCTTTTACCGTGATGTTGAGCTGGGTGAGCCTGTTATCTTGCACAACGATGTGGAGAAGAAGAAGGCCGAAGAGCAGGGCTACTCCGTTACCGACGATGACCGCTACCAGTTCCTTGAGATTCAGGTGGACTACGACATGCCCGGTTATGAGGACGATGATGGCATCGCCGTTCCGTACATCGTGACCATCGACAAAGGAACCAACAAAGTTCTGTCGGTGTATCGAAATTGGAAAGAGGACGATGAGAAAAAACTCAAGCGTCAGCATTTCGTTCAGTATGACTACGTGCCCGGATTTGGTGCTTATGGCTTTGGTTACATCCACCTGATCGGTGGCTATGCCCGGGCCGGAACCTCGCTGATCCGCCAATTGGTGGACGCAGGAACCCTGTCCAATCTTCCCGGTGGCTTGAAGTCCCGTGGTCTTCGGATCAAGGGTGATGACACCCCAATCGCTCCGGGTGAGTTTAGGGACGTGGATGTTCCGTCCGGCACCGTGCGTGACAACATCATGCCCCTCCCATACAAAGAGCCAAGCCAAGTGCTGGCCGCTTTGTTGGATCGCATCACAGAGGAGGGTCGCCGTCTTGGCTCGATTGCTGATATGAACATCAGCGACATGAGCGCCAACGCTCCCGTAGGCACGACTCTGGCTCTTCTTGAGCGCCAACTCAAAACCATGAGCGCGGTACAGGCCCGGGTCCATTTCTCCATGAAGCAAGAGTTCAAGCTTCTAAAAGAGATCATCCGCAACAACACCCCGGGTGATTACGAGTACGTTCCTAACGGAGCAGACCCAAGGGCCAAGAAGGGCGACTACGACTTGGTGGAAGTGATTCCCGTGTCGGACCCCAACAGCTCGACCATGGCCCAAAGGATCATGCAATACCAAGCTGTGATCCAGTTGTCCCAGAGTGCCCCGCAGATTTACGATCTACCGCAGTTGCACCGCCAGATGATTGAGGTGTTGGGAGTTCGTAACGCCGACAAACTGGTTCCAACCGACGAGGACATGAAGCCTCGTGACCCCATCAGCGAGAACATGGCCTTCTTGACGGGAAAACCAACCAAGGCGTTCATCTACCAAGATCATGACGCTCACATTGCTGTCCACTCCTCCATGATGCAAGACCCGATGGTCATGGGGCAGATGGGTCAAAACCCCATGGCCCAGCAAATGCAGGCCTCCATCATGGCCCACATTGCGGAACACGTTGCATTCCAGTACCGCAATCAAATCGAAGAGCGCCTTGGCGCAAGTCTGCCAGCACCCAACGCAGAACTGCCTGAGCAAGTCGAGGTGCAGTTGGCCAAGCTTGTCGCACAAGCAGCCCAGCAGCTCACCCAGATTCACCAAGGTGAGGCTGCCCAGAAGCAGGCCCAGCAACAACAGCAAGACCCAATTGTTCAGATGCAACAGCAAGAGTTGCAGATCAAGATGCAGGACGCTCAAACCAAAGCCCAGAAGGTTCAAGGCGACTTGGCCATCAAGGGGCAGGAGATGCAACTCAAGGCTCAAGAGATGGCCAGCCGCCAAGGCGAAAACCCTGAAGTGGCCGCAGCCAAGATGCAGCAAGAAATGATTATGGAACGTCAAATGCATGAGCAGGAAATGGCTCAGCGTCAACAGGAGTTCGAGCAGAAGATGGCCCAAAAGCAACAGGAAGCATCCGTCAAAATGCAGACCAAGTTAATGGAACGTTTAAACAAACCGGCTGCTAAATCGCCGGAGAACTAAGAGGGAAAATGGACACCAAAATTTTCGAGCTCCTCAATAAACGAATTGAGGATCAAATCAAAAGTCATTCAGAAGCTTTGGCATCTGGGCAGTCGAAAGATTATGCCCAGTACCGAGAGTTGTGCGGGGTCATCCGAGGTCTCCAGACCGCACAGCGTGAACTTGGCGACCTCGTGCGTAACCTGAAAGATGACAATGACGACTAACTTTGATGTTCAGGCGGTTGATTTGTCTGGCGTCCTCAACAAACCCGTTGAAGATAAAGCCAAACAAATTCCAGACCCGCAAACCTACCACCTTCTGTGCATGCTTCCAGAAGCCAAAGAAGAATATGATGGGGGCTTGCTTAAAGCCAGCCAGACAATGCAGTTTGAAGAACTGCTGTCGCCCGTATTATTCGTAGCGAAGATTGGGCCGGATGCATTTAAAGATGAGAAACGTTTCCCTAATGGCCCAAGCTGTAAGGTTGGTGATTTTATTATCGTGCGCCCAAACACCGGAACGAGAATGAAAATTCACGGAACCGAGTGGCGGATCATTAATGATGACTCTGTCGAGGCGGTTATTGAAGACCCTCGCGGCGTGCAGCGCGTTTAAGGAGTCACTATGGCTGAAATCGACAAAACCGAATTTACATTCCCTGATGAAGCGGAAGAAAAACAATCCCGGGCAGGCTCTAAAGTTGTAGAGATTGAACCGGAAGTTGAAATTGTTGATGACACCCCGGAGCAGGACCGTGGCCGAAAGCCCATGGATGATGCCCCAAAGGATGTCACCGATGAAGAGCTGTCCAAGTACGACGAGAGTGTGCGCAAGCGCATTCAGCACTTCACCAAGGGCTACCATGAAGAGCGCCGGGCCAAAGAGGCTGCCCTGCGAGAAAAGGACGAGGCTTTTAGATTAGCCCAGCAGATTGTTGAAGAGAACAAGAAGCTCAAGGGCTCCTTGAGTACCAATCAGAATGCTTTGCTTGAGCAGGCTAAACGCAGTGTCGCCAGCGACATGGAAACGGCACGTCAGAAATACAAGACTGCTTACGAGTCTGGTGATTCTGATGCGCTAGTTTCCGCTCAAGAGGAAATGACCTCGGTTAAACTCAAGGCAGACAAAATTAACAGTTTCCGTCCTGCGGCTTTACAGGAAGAGGAAAATGTTGTACAACCACAACAACAAGTTTATCAAGAACAGCGCGTTGATCCTAAGCTGGCATCGTGGAAAGACGAAAACCAGTGGTTTGGTCCCAACAAGCGAATGACGGCTTACGCTCTTGGCCTTCATGAGGACTTGGTAAATGAAGGTATCCCGGCTGGCACTGATGAATACTACAGACGTATCAACAGTGACATCAGGGAGCGGTTCCCAGATAAGTTTGAGTCTGGAAGCCAGACGGATGCGCAAACTCCGTCGAGAAATTCAAATAATGTTGCACCAGCAACTCGCAGCACAGCGCCCAAAAAGATCGTGCTGACGAAAACAATGGTGGAACTCGCTAAGCGGTTGGGACTGACAAATGAGCAGTACGCCCGTGCAGTTGCGGCAGAAATGAGGAAATGAAAATGGCTAAACCAGAACTTGATAACCGCGAGCCTCGTGCTCTGCAAATGCGTGACTCAGCCGAGCGTCCAAAAAAATGGACGCCACCCCAGCTTTTGCCTGATCCGATACCGGAAGAGGGCTACGCTTATCGCTGGATTCGGATTGCCACGCTAGGCAAGGATGACGCCCTAAACATTTCCGGAAAATTGCGTGAGGGCTGGGAGCCCGTTAAAGCATCAGATCACCCCGAAGTGCGTTTGTTCGGTAGTAATCAAAACCACTACCCAGACAGCATTGAGGTCGGAGGTTTATTGCTTTGCAAAACACCCGTGGAGTTTGTTGAACAGCGTAATGCGCATTATGGCCAACAAGCCGAGTCGCAGATGCAATCAGTGGACAACACGTACATGCGCGAGAGTGATCCCCGTATGCCGCTTTTTAAAGAGCGAAGTACAAAGGTTACTTTCGGTAAAGGCGTTTAATTTTTTTGGAGTCCAAACATGGCTTACCCCACCGTTTCGGCACCCTATGGTCTGCAACCAATCAATCGTATTGATGGCATGCCATACGCAGGTGCAATTCGTCAGATTCCCGTAGCTGCTGGCTTCGGCACCGCCATTTTTGATGGCGATACCGTTGTGATTAACAGTGACGGCTATCTGGTTAAATCAACCACAACCAACTCTGGCGACATTGTTGGTGTTTGCATGGGCGGTCAGTACGTGAACTCGAGTGGTCAAACCATTCAAGGTCAGTTCATCCCCGCTCTGGCATCTACCGCAACCAATCTGGCTTACGCCTACATTGTTGACGATCCAATGGCATTGTTCAAAGTCGCTGTTGTGACCTCTGGCACTACCATGGGCACCGCTGGCCGTACTGTTGTTGGTTCTAACCTTGCGCTCGTTCTGAACGCTGGTAACACCACCACCGGTAATTCTGCTTTCGCCGTCACTTTGACTGGCGCTGGCACTACTGCCACCATCCCAATCCGTGTGATCGACGTTGTGCCTGAGACAGCTACTGCTGCTGACACATACACCGAGTTGTTGGTAAAAATCAACACGCACCAGTACAACAACACCACTGGTGTCTAAGGAGTAAATCATGGCTATTTCACGCGCACAACTGCTGAAAGAATTGCTCCCCGGCTTGAACGCTCTGTTCGGTCTCGAGTACGCCCGTTACGGCGAGCAACACAAGGAAATCTACGAAACCGAGACATCGGAGCGTAGCTTTGAAGAAGAAACCAAGCTGTCTGGCTTCTCCGCCGCTCCGGTGAAGAACGAAGGCGCTGCCATTGCTTATGACAATGCGCAGGAAGCTTTCACTGCTCGCTACACCCACGAAACCATTGCTTTGGGCTTCTCCATCACTGAAGAGGCTATCGAAGACAACCTGTATGACAGCTTGTCCAGCCGATACACCAAAGCTCTGGCCCGTGGCATGGCTTACACCAAGCAGGTCAAAGCTGCAGCTATCTTGAACACTGGTTTTACCGGCGGCCCAACTTACGGCGACGGTGTTACTTTGTTCTCGACTGCTCACCCTCTGGTGTCCGGTGGCGTCAACAGCAACCGTCCTGCCACAGCAGCCGACTTGAACGAGACTTCGTTGGAAAACGCCGTCATTCAGATCGCAGCTTGGACAGACGAACGCGGCTTGCTGATTGCAGCTAAGCCAAAGAAGCTGATTGTGCCTCCAGCACTGCAATTCGTTGCAACCCGCTTGTTGGAAACTGAACTCCGCGTTGGCACTGCTGACAACGATATCAACGCCATCAAAAACAACGGCTCCATCCCCGGTGGTTACACGATCAACAACTTCTTGACCGACACCAACGCTTGGTTCCTGTTGACTGACGTGCCTAACGGTCTGAAGCACTTCGTCCGTTCGCCTCTGGCGAATTCTATGGACGGGGACTTCGATACGGGCAATGTTCGCTACAAGAGCCGCGAACGGTACTCGTTTGGAGCGTCTGATCCGTTGGGTATCTTTGGTTCCTCCGGGTCAGCTTAATCAGGCACTTAGCAGGGAAAGGCCACCTTCGGGTGGCCCTTTTCTTTTGTATTGACGCTGTACAAAACGTATGGTAAAAAACAAACTGATCTGGGAATTTTTACGCATAGCGA